TTATGACTCCTGTAGTGACAGCTGCTACCTCTGAACCCTTATCTAATACATCTTCTTTGTATTCTAAATCGGCAACTCGTTCTCCTTGTTGGTCAATTAATTGGTCTCCAACACCACCCTCTTCAATAAATTCTTCTTTTTCATCTCCAGCAATTACCCCTGCATTAATTTGAGCTGCAGTGTTATCAAAATCAGTTTTAGTTTGGTCTTCGACATCATTCCATCCAAACATACCTTTGATGAATTTATCAAAAGATTCGAATCTGTTCATCAATGCAATGATACCAGCGACTAAAGCTAATAGTGCAATACCTGTAAGTCCTACATTTTTAATTAGTCTACCGAATCCCATCTTACCTTTCTTGGTACTGACTGCGACCATGGTGGTAAGTTTATCGTGTTTGTCTGCTAACTCTTCTGCTTGTTCTAGACCATCTTCTCTTGAACCCTTAAGGAATGAACTAAACTCTTTAAAAGGCTTTTTCATATTTTCGCCAGTGATTCCAAACACTGAACCCAAGTCTTTTAACGCCCCCATTTGTTTTGCAATTGGGTCGAGTACCCCTTCTATATCAACGAGACCACCTGTAAGTGTTTTTATACTACCAGTAAATTTATCAAAACCTTCTGTCTTACTTGCTTTATCAAGTTGATGCTCTAATTCTTCATTAGTTTCTTCAACAAGTATTTCAGATTGTCTACGACCTTCTATTTCAGCTGTTAATCGTTTCTCGTCTGCAGTGATTAATTTTTCTGAAAGTAATTCTTGTTTAGTTTGCTGGTCTTCCGCTTCCGTTAATTCTTGTGCCCTTTTATCAGATATTTTATTTAATTGGCCTTCTTGTGCATCTAGAGTATCCAACTGTCTTTTAAAGTGGTCTTGTGCTTTGGTGTTTGTCTCCTTAAGTATCCGCTCTTTAATTGTTGTTCGGTCTATTTGGATTTTATCCAGTCGGTCTTTCTGATTTGCTTTGGTTTCTTCAAGAGCCGATTCTTTCTGAGCAACGTTTTCTTTCTGCCCAAGGATTTTTTCATTCTGGCGAATTACATTCTTTTGGTTTTCAAGTATTATCTGACGCTCTTCTGCATTAGATTCTTTTATTGCTTTGTTGTGCGCTTTATACTCTTCGGTGTGTGCTTCTCTTATTAACCGTTCCTTTTTACCCTGAGTAATAAGACCCTTCCAAGTGTCTTGGGTTCCACCAATGCTATCAGAAGCAATCTTTGCAAACTCAGCATTAGTATCTGCTACGGTTGAGACAAGTTGTTTAAAAGGCGTACGCAAAGACTGAGTCTGCTTTTCAAGGTCTCTTCTTTGTTGTACTAACGCTTTATTATACTCTTCTAACGGTGTTAAATTAACTGCCATTTATTTGTCCTTAGTTATTTCCCGAATGCTTTACCAGCTTCTGATATACCAAATGCACCTAGTGTCACTACAACAAAAGATGTATAGATAGTTTCAGATACTTTTAAGTCCATGTCCCATGCAAGTGCAGTGACCAAATCTGTCACTCCGAATATTACCATTAAAAAGAAAGAAGTAAATCCTATGATTGCTTTCTCATTAACATCGTTATCATCTAGAAACAATCCACCAAAAGTTCTCTTAGGTGGTTCTAATCCGTTTCTTGCTTTGATGGCATCTTCTTTCATCTCCTTGATAACATCTTCTTGTGCATCAAGTTTCTCGATAAGAGCCATGTACTTATCTAAATCAATTTCGACTTCATTTTTCGAATTGTCTGTATTGTCAGCCATTTTCTATTCCTATATTAAAAATTAAAAAATCACTTCACATACACATTATCTATCTATTTTTTACGTTGTTTTTGACGTTCCTTTTCTTCCTCTAACCAGTTAAGCAACATAGCGATATATATCTCTCTTTCCCATGGTATCATATTTTCTAGTTCTGTTAAACTGTACTTATGATGTTGCATCAATTGAAAGTTTGAATTATAAAAATTTATCAGACTTTCATGAGAAAGAGCTATCAAAAAAAACTTTGTAAACCTTTCAAGGTTGTTGTTTGTTCGTGTCCACAACCATCACACTTATACTCTATGTCATGCTTCAGAGTAGGAATATGTTCAAAGAATGTATTGAGTTTATCAACTTGTTCTAAAGTTAAATTCTCAACAAACTCTACTAATTCACTCGTCTGTATGTCATCAGTATCATAAACTGTTTCTTCATCATAAATAGTATGTATCCCATACTGAAGCAAATGCACTAACTTATCACCTTCATCTTCGATGTCTTCCACTTCTGCGAGTTGCATAGCGGTTGGAAACCTTAATGTGACACCTAGTGTATCAGTTAACTGTACAGTATTGTCTACTTTATCTCCGTCAATTATATCTAAACCGACTTTTGATAAATCTACAGTTGTACTTCCAGTTCCATCACAATCAGGTATTTCACATCGAAGGGTCACTTCTTGTGTTTCACCAACTGATTTGGTTCTAATCTGTAAGAAGAGATACTCTAAGTCAAACATATTAAGTTTGTTTGAGTCTACTTTTCCTTCAGTCACTTGTTTTATAATTTCTCTAACAGCATTCAATATTTCTACACTGTTATTTCCATCTTTCGCAAGTAGTAAATACTTCTGTTCTTTAACTAGAAATGGTCGGAATGTGACTTCTGTTCCATCACTAAGTTTGCACCTATGTTTCGGTGCTTTTTGGATTGGTAATCCCATAATTTACTCCATATTGTAATTAACCACCACCGAATATGTTTTGTATCTGCGTGGTTCTTGTGTCGAGGTTTGTTAAAGTTTTACGCATTTTGCCTTCTTTACCAAACCTACTTAATAGATTACTACCACCTAGTAGTGCATCTAATATAACTCGTCCTTTATTTAGGAGACTTCTAGGAGGCGCTGGAATGTATTTCGATTCCCAATATCTATACGCAAACTTACAAGTAAATTTCATTATACCTGATTCTCCCATACCCAATGTTTGTGCTTCAAAAGAAACAGGATATGCTTCTTCTAATGTATATTCCAATGCATTTCTTTTTGTATCTTCTGAATCTTGTCTATCAGTTCTATGTTGAATAATTTGAATTGTTGAAATATACTCTTTGTAGTATGCCATTTTAGGCATAGCTGCAGTTCCATTAACGCCATCTTTTGTGCCTTTTGTAAATACTAATTGTTGCCATGCTTCGATGATTAACCTGTCTGCAAAACTAGAATCACAAATAAAAGTGAAGTCTATCTCTCCACCATCATCTACAGTTCCATCAGGTATCCTTCTTTCTTGTCCGTATTCAGAGAACTTCTTTGTTCCTAGAGAACGGCCTGGTAAACTGCATGACTCTACTCTTAGACCCATTGTTCTAGCTGCATCTTGGCCGCCAAATGCTGAAGGTAAAAAGAAATTAACATCGTATAGATTTCCCCTTGCACCATTATCAAAATTGTATTTCAAATTGTCTATAGATGTTCCTGTATTGTTTGTTGTGAATAGTCCCATTAAATTTGTTTCCTAGATTCGGCATACACCGTGTTTTTATTTGTACCACCAAAATTACCTGTTGGCAACATTGCAGCCACATCCCAATAATCTCTTGATATTTGTAGAGGTGGTCTTACTATATGACTAGTTAGATATCTTTTTATACAAGGTATCGCAGGTTTCATTCTTGTGACAGTTCTAAAGAATTCATATTCAACTTTTACCCCATCTTCTCCAACAGGATAGTTGTACATTTCTTCTAATAAACTTTGTCTTAACATGGGTGGAATATAATGCAGGTTGATTCCATAAAATCCGTCATCAACACTTCTAGTGTCAAAAGGAATAACTAAAGGAAATCTATCGTAGTAAGGTAGTTTTGCCTTTGTCTTTGCATTATAGAACATCATGTACATTTTACCTTCTTCTATTCCAGCAATTTTAGTACCGTCAAGATAAACCTTTTCGTCATTTCTTCTATCAAAGATTCTTCTAATGTTCGTTCTAAACCACTCTAACGCAAATCGACTGTTTTGTTCAATCTCTAAGGGTTTGAGTTTAGTTAAATCTTCGAATATACTTGCCATATATCTATTTATACTCAGGTGAGATGGTCTTCGGTCAATATCCTGAAATTGTACTTACGATTTTTGCAGTACTCTTCTGCGGCTTTGAATTTTGCTTGATTTACCCCATAAGTGACTACCTCTCTCAGGTATTTTTTTGTTTTTCTATTGGGGACTTTGGGCGGTTGACATTGTCGTTTAGGTTTTACTTCTATAATCTCACGCACAACCTTACCCGAAACAGTTCTCATCTTGATATAGAAGTCAGGAAAGTATCGATGCACTTTGTTATCGACAGGGGAAACATACGGAATAATGACTTCTTCACTGTTCCATTCTAGTATAGAAGGAGTGTTATCACAATAATTCATGAATCTTCGTTCCCAAAGAGAACGATAATAAACTTTTGTGGGGTCTCCTTTGTATTTTTTGTGGTTCTTTGGGCGAAACCGACCTTTATAAGACATAAATAATAAAAACTCTAATAACTTCTTTCAGGAATATTTATACACATGGGACTAAGCAAATTAATCAACAAGGTAAACAAGGCAAAATCTGCCATCAATTCCTTAAAAGGCATTTCATCAAAACTTCAAAGTCTACAATACAATAGTGTTTTTGACCAACTTGGAGACGAAGCAAAAAAGGCACAAGAACATCTTCGGAACACTAGGAAAAGAGATGATACTCTTTTAGCAGGGAATGAACAAAGATTACGGATAGCGAACAATCCGCCACAAGCAAATGCAGAAGAGTTAATGTATCCATTACATGATGCTCTAGAAAATTACATAGTCTTCACAATGAAACCTAGAAAAAAACAGAAGGGTAAAGAAATGACGAAGACTCATCCATTAAAAACCACCGAGGAAACGGAGATAACTCTTAGAGGCACTCAAATCACAAATGACAAATCCCTTTTTGATGACGGTAATAAAGAAATCCTTTTATACATTCCTGCAGATTTTACAAGTACAACAAGTGCGACCTACACTAAAGCAGACTTTGGTTTGTCACAAAGACAACTTGACCAGTTCGTAGAAAACGCTAAAGATAAGGGAGTAGTTGATGCAGTAGGTGAAATAGGTACAGGTGCATTACTGAGTCAAGGATTTACTTCATTTTTAAATGGTCTATCAGGTGGTATTAAAAATGTACGAGAAGGTCGTGCAAAGAATCCTATGACTGAATCAATGTTTGAAGGAGTCTCATTTAGAGAATGGAATTTTGAATATGAGTTCTGGCCAAAATCATCTGAAGAAGCTGAGATGGTTAAATATATCATATATACCTTTAGAACTGCAATGTTGCCTGATACTTTTGGAGAACAAATGAAAGTGCAGGTTGGAGTGAAAGGCAACATTTCAAATGAAGGGCAAAATTTAAATGCTGACGAAAATTATTTCAACCATCCTAATATATTTGAGGTTTCATTTGAAGGCCCAATAGCAAGCCATCTTGACGGATTCTTACCAATGGTATGCACTAAGTGTGACGTTTCACATTTCAATAATGGAAACAATACAACATTTGGAAACAGCGCACCAATCTCACAAAAGATGAGTTTAAGTTTTCAAGAAATCAAAATGCTTACTCAGGAATCATATCAAGAAATTTCTGCAATGTATAATGGTAAAGATTCTCCATTAACATCTATGAAAACTATTGAAGAAGGAAGAGAGTCAGCAACAGACCTTGGAACAGACGGTTAATCATGGCTAATAAATTATTTAAAAATTTACCTTCAATGCAATACACCCTTAATACGGGCAAAGTTGTCACCATTAAAGATTTCTTTCGTAAAGCAAAAGTAGAAACATCAGCACTAGATGAGTTAATTGAATATCAGTATTACGAAATACTAGAGGGTGAAAGACCCGATATAGTTGCAACCAAGTTATATGGTGATGGTGCTTTACACTGGACATTCTTTTTAGTGAATGATTTTGATAACTATTATGATTGGTTTATGGATTATGAAACCTTTGGTAATTATTTGGATGAAAAATATCAAGGGCAATGTTTAAATGTTGCCGATAGGTCTACTATCATTTCGTCTCAATCTTTTAGTTCTGATAAAGATGCTAACAACCCCCTTGGGTTTAGTTCAGACAATAAGATTCTCCTAGGGGAAACTCTCACATCATCTGATGGAACTAAACAAGTAAGTGTAGTTGGATTAGATGCAACACATAGTTGTGTTATTGTGACAGGAGACACTATTGAATCAGGTGATACACTTACTTCTAATGTAAGTATAAAAACATTTACTGTAGATAGTGCTGTAAATCATAGAGACGGTGTACATCATTATAAGGATTCTATTGGAACACGCAGAACTTATGGTGGGTCGGGTTGGACTACAGTATCACACCTAACAGTTGAAGAGGAAGAAAACGAAAAGAAACGAAAGATTAAGATTATAAGTCCTGATAAGATACGAGGTGTATTAAGGGAATTTGAAAGAATAATGTCAGACTGATAGAGAGGTGAGATAATGAGTGAAGCTGAAGAGCATATCCATACTGAAGAACATTTTACACCCTTTTCAGTAAAGGCGTGTCACATAGTAAATCAAGAAGGATTATCCAATAACATTACAGGAATTGTTGTGGGGTTTCACCTATACGAAAGTATTAATTCTGCCTTTCTTACTGGGGACATGATTGTCGTTGATGGTGTAAACATATTAAAACATTTTCGTTTTACTGGACAAGAGTTTATCCGTCTCTCATTAGCACACGGTGCTGAGGACGACATGAATCCAGGCAAGGTTATTGATATGACATTTAGAGTTTATAAAATGACTAATGTGTTGAGAGCAAATGAAATCACACAAACCTATAAACTAAATTTTTGTGACCCAGCAATGTTTATAGCAAATACTACTAGAATAAGTAAAGTCTATAGAGGGTCTTATAGTGATATGTTATTTTCTGTTGTTAATAATGGTATTTCAATTCCGACTAGTGATATAGACCATTGGGAAAAAACTGAGAGTGATAACAATCAATTTGTTTGTCCGAACTGGAAAGCAAATACCTTAATAAAACATTTTGTATCCAATGCAGATAAAGGAACTAATTCATCATGGAGAAATGGGATGTTTTTTTACCAAACAATGGCAACAGGATATAATTTTAAATCTATAGACCAAATGTGTAGTGGGGAGACAACTCTAGACTTTCGTAAAGATGGTGAATCACTAAACACGGTTCATGAATTTCTTTTCAAACCATCAGCTAGTGCAGCCGACCAAGCACATAGGAATCAGATTTTTCAGGTAAGAAAACCTCAAATTTTTGATACACTATTAGGAACTATTGCAGGTGCATATGCATCTCGTTCAAAAACATATGATTCGGTTAGGAAACTAGAAGAGGATAATTACTATGATATAGAGGATACCTTTAATAGGGGTACACATCATGTATCAGAATATCCTATAATAAGGACTGAAAGTATGTTGACAATATCTGAAGGACAAGAGAGGGGATTAACAACTGAGAACCCTCAAGGAGATGATTTTCCACCTGTCATGACAGTTCCACATCAAACTCAATTAGCACCAAACCTACAACAAGATAATTATATCATATATGATTATACTCCTAATCATGATTTCGATAATGGTAAAGATGTTTCTAGTGATGAAGTATTTGTAGGAAATAAGATTACAGACAATTCTAAACTTGAGAGACTCGGATTAAAACAAATATTAGAACAAAATAGGATAGAGGTAATAGTTCCTGTAAGAACAGATGTTTCTGTGGGAAACATAGTTCAGTTGCACATACCTGAACCCGAAATTCAGGACGATACTGCACAAACTAAAGATAGGATAAATGATAATAGATATTTAATTGTTGATATTTGTCTTTCTGCAAACATACAAAAGGGAACAGGTTCTTTACAGTTAGAATGTGTTAAAGAAAGTTATGCAAAACAGATTTCACTTGAAACTCTAGACCAAATGATTGCATCATCATCACCACCTACAAATATTGACATGGAAGCAACATGAACACATATTACGGAATAGTAGAAGACAGACAAGACCCACTCAAGATTGGTAGGGTTCGTGTTCGTGTGCATGGTATACATTCGGACGAAAAGGGTTTGATTGCAACACCCGACCTTCCATGGGCTCAAGTTATGCTCCCAACAACTTCTGCAGGGTTGTCAGGATTTGGAACACAACACGGACTTGTGGAAGGTTCTACGGTAATCTTATATTTCAAAGATGAAAAGGAAATGCAACAACCAGTAATAATTGGTTCAACTGCAGGTATCCCCCAATCAGGATATAGAGAAGATGGTTTAGATGTTTTAATAACAAGAAGTATTACAAAGGGATTTAATGACCCAAGAGGTTTGACAACTTCTGCATATGATGGGAAACCCGATGGTGCGAATCCCGACCATGCACCTAAAAGAGGGTTTGGATTAACTACTGCATTAGACACTGCGCCTAAGATTTATGAATCTAGGGACATAAGTTATATCGGTAAGGGGTCTTCGATTACCGAACCTACACTTACTGAAAAAGACTTACCCTACTATCCTTTATACACGGAAAAGTCTGATTTATCTGCACTTGCTGGAACTACTGATGATGAGGGACTTCACGCAGGAAGAGATATTATTAAAGACCTTCTTCCTAGTAAGAAAGAAATCAAATGTCCTGCAAAACCAGTTTACCCATATAACAAGGTTGTACAGTCAGAGTCAGGTCATGTCATAGAGATGGATGACACACCTAGTGCCGAAAGACTTGCAATTGAACATAGGTCAGGAACGTTTCAGGAGATTCATCCTGACGGTTCTATGGTGACTAGAGTTGTAAATGACAACTACACTATTATTTGTAGAGACGAGGAAGTGTTCGTTGGTGGAAAGGTCAACATTAAAGTTCTAGGTGATGCAAAGATTGAAACCATAGGAAAACTCGAACTCAAAGCTTTTAAAGACGGTAAGATTGATGTTGTAGGTAAACTAGATATTGAAGCAGGTGGAGACATAACCTTAAAATCTGCGAAAGAAGTATTAGTTAAAGCAACTAAGTTTAGACCGAACTCTTAATTATGACTGAAACAAGTGAAGTAAAACCTGTAGAGGCGGAAATCCCATCAGCACTAGCGTGTCCTGAAGGGGACATCTTTTCCTTACCCACAAAAGACGAAATCGTAAACGCATTTAATGAAATGGCTGCAATCCCTGGCCAGATGCAAGCAAAAGTCCAAGAGATGAAAGCAGAAAAGGAAAAGGAGATTGCAGACTTATACAAACAATTAGAAGAAGCAGATACACAAGAAAAACGAGATGCAATAAACAAACAGATAGAAGAAAAGGAAAACTTTGTTAAGACTCAAATCGAAGGTGCGATACAAGAACAGATTGATGAGGTCACAGAAACTGTTGAAGAGTTTGTTGATACACTTGCAACAATATTATCTCCGTATTGGGATAAAGATGGTTTAAATCGGGACTGGCAAAAAGAGGCACGAGAAGCATTTAAAGAATTACTTGAAGAGTTTCATACATATATTCCAGTAAAGATTGCAGAAATCATTTCTTCTATAGTTCCAATTTCATTTACAATATCATTGATGGGTCTATCAATTGATGTTTTAAAACTGATTACTTCTCCTGCATACAAACAAGAGTTGATAGACCAAATATCAGGTAAGAGTTTCGACTTAGAAATAGTAGAGAAGTTCAAAGAGATACAAAAGATTAATGATGATATAGAAAAACTAGTAGAAGAGTTAGCAGACCCCGACATTAGTATGGAAGACCATATAAAGAAATCGGAAGAGTTGGAAGCACTAGAAAAGAAAAAGGCAGACCTATTAATTTCTGTTGATGATATCTATAAACTGAAAGATGATTTTGTAGACAAATTTTTTCAAATGGTTCCTGAAGAGTTTAGACAATTTGACGGTGAGTTTGGTGTAGTTGATAACAAGGGTAAAGCAAAGATAGTTTGGAATTATATCAAAACTGAAATTAAAGGATGGATTCAGAACTGGTATGTGAAAGCATTTGAAAAACTAAT